TAAAAATTACCTCCATTAACAAGTGTGAGTTTTGTAGTTGTGCTGTCTGCTTTAAATGTACCACTTGATGAATCGAAAAACACTACTGACCCATCTACTTTATTGGAATCATTTAGTGAAGCCCCACTTGTAGCAAAAGCTGGGCCTTGTGGCCCCTCTGTGGCAACAGTAACCACTGTCGCATTACCTTCGTTAACAGTAACAGTATTCGTTGTTTCATTTACTGATACTGTATTTTTTGTCTCCGAAATAGTAACTGTATTCATGCTGTGTAACCCTCTGATACAAATATATTACCTTCTAAATAATATTCTTTCAAACCACTTCCATTTGTAAGTAATACGTCATATTTTAAAACATTAGGACTAAAAGTAGCAGTTTGCGTATCTGTTAAGGCAATGTCAACAGTACCAGCACTTCTATCGGTATAAGTTACAGCAAAATCAGCATATTTTGTGGTTCGTGTTTCTTCCCATACTTGGGCAGCAACAGTAAACCCAGTTAAATCTATTGCATTATTACTGGAATCTTTAAAAACAAGTTGAATACTATGATCTGATCTTCTTTGAACTGTCATATCATAAGTGGCTGGTGAGATTGCCATAATTAAGAACCTTCAAGAGTAGCTACTTTAGACTCTAAAGTTTCAATCCTAGTCATTGCTTCCTGTAATGCTTTTATTGCTTTCATGTATAAAATTGAATATTTAACGCTTTTTGTAGTTGTGCCTAAATCCTCATTTGTAGTAGGGTCTACATCTGCAACTTCTTGAACAAGTCCACCAGATACAGTTTCTATTTCCTGTGCAACAACACCAAGCATTTTTTTACTTGGGTTATCTTTAAAATTAAAATTTCTTACCTTAACACCTTTAATATCATTCCATTGTGAGTTTGCATCAACAATATTTTCTTTTAGCTTTATATCAGATATTGCTCCAAAAG